TGAAATTGATGTGTATTGGGCTTGAACTTCGTTTTTGGCTGATAACATATTCCCTTGATTAACCGTTATGTCTTCTAAAATATCATCGTCAGAAATAACGATCATGTCAACAATATCAACATCTTTTCGATATAATCTCAAAGCAATTTTTCCCGAACCATTCAGAAAAATACATCCCCTGATATGGTAACAAATACTTTCTATATATTTTACAAGTTGTTTTTCAGATGCAATGTTCATACTTATGCCCAAATCTTCTTCAAATAGCGTATTAGCAGAAACATTAAATGAACTTCCATCAATTTTATCAGTCGCAAGGCCTGATATTTTCAAACAATGATATATTGCGTGCGCCGGATTATAGTCATACATCCCGATTTCTTGAGAAATATTAAAACTATATTCAGGACATTTTTTAACGACAAATTTAAAATTCCCGGCTCTATTTTGATTACCAATCATAAAATCATGGAAAACCGCATAACAAAGTCCCTTATAAGCAATTTCATATCCTGTTCTCTCACCCATATAAGCATCATGTTCTTGATCATCTGTTCCAAAATAAAAATAGATTTCCCCTCTGCCTTCAACAGAGATTACAGCACATCCGTTTGTAGCATCGGTCAAAAATAGCGGCCCCTCCCACAAAAGGTCATCCCCTTCACAAATGCAATAAATTATATCGACAGGTCCAGCGCATAAACCAATTGCGAATGAAAGATAATATTCATACCCTGTTGTTACCTTTTTCCCTCCACCACCTTTACCGCCTGATTTTTCTTTTATGGCCTTAGACCTGGGGCAACAATACCAGACAAAATTACCACAAACTTGTGTCGTGCCCAATATATCCGAAATCGGGATGCCTTCGTTCGCCGTTGGTGCAACAAGCTGGGCTGTTTCGGGTTTTGCAATATCTGGTTGAGCAGAGTCAGCCACCATCCCAAGACCAAACCCGACTACAGCGCCGGCCACCGCTCCCCACGGCCCCCCGATAGAAAATCCATACGCAGCTCCTGAAACTGTACTGACTATAGTTCCAAAACTCATTCAATTACCTCTTCATCCATACATCTAAAAATAGCGGTCATACGTTTCCGAAAAGTGGGATCTCTAAACGGTGTTCTAATAACAGTCCTATTATTGATAGAATGATAAATAGTGTTATTCACATAAATACCAACGTGGGATGAGGCTTTGCCGTACTTAAAAACTAAGATGTCCCCAATCTCCACAGGTGAAGAAACTTCTTGTAAATAATTTTGTTCTCTAAGACTGTTTAATAAAAGCTCTTCATTATTATGAATATGCCAATCTTGAGGATACCCTGGGATTACGATTTTATCGGGCTCCAAAAAACCCACATTAATTAACACGCCTACAATAAAACCAATACAATCACACCCACGATTTTTTACAGAGCAATGGTGACGCCAGGGAGTCCCCAGCCATTCGGTTAGTTCAGCTTTAAGCTGATTTTGTTTTTCTATTGAATAAAAATATGGCTTCATTTGTTAAACCAAAATACAGGGTTGTCTATCGGAATAAAAGGGAATCCAAAAAAATGAGTTAAATTGTCAAATTTATCCTTGCAAGTATCTATATCCCCAGCACAGCCAGGGAGGACAATAACAGTTTCGCCGGTGGTTAATTCTGTAAAGGGAGTCATCACCACAATAGTATCGGTTGTGTGGGATACTATCAGGCGTTGTTCATCTGAATATTGAGCCACCCCCAGTGTCCACCAGCCATCCACCTGAGCTGTAAAATCGTTTGATGTCAGCTCCGTACCTGTGGAATCTACTGTTACCGTAGTTGACAGTTGCCAGGTCGCCTCCACCAGACCGCATCCAGTTGAAAAAACCGTATGATTACATTCAGGTTGATATCTTTGTTTAAGCGCATGATGGTTAATGATATAATCCATCCCTGCACAATCTGCCTGCACTGCAACCCCTTTCAATGATACGGCAACTATTACCCCTGTAAAAAGCATGCTGGATTCAAAGGGGTCTTGATCCCTGAAAAGCTTATAAATCGTAATGGATGCAAGAGATAATGGTGTTTGCATCAAATAGGCAGCCACAGCAGGATTAGACTTTGCAAAGGTTACTGTGGTTTTTGTCCCTTCAAGATTAGCATCATAATTTACCGTGCCTCTTTGTACAGTTGCAGGCTCCCAGGTCTGAGAGCCAAAGCTCACAGCCACATCACCGCTTGTATAATACCAATGACTATCTGCATGCTGAATATGATATAATTCGACAGGTTGACGCTGTATTGCTTCCTCTTTGGCTGTATATTCTACTGAAGTGTTTTTCATTTTTAAATATCCCGAACGGTTTGGAAGCCTAATGTTATATGGCCGCTGTGGCTTGTGGAATAATTAACTTTAATTTCATCGAGAGAAAACCGAGCAAGCGCCAAAAATGACACAGACAGGCCGGATAGTTGATCTTGTGTACAAGCATACTCCATGCCCTCGTCAAGAGTTATAACCGTGCTGGAGGGAGCTGACACAATCTTTTTTATGCTTATGTTTCCACCCGGCATCTGAAAATATAAATATCTGCCGAACATCTCATTATTAAGCCAGAAGTCCGTATATTCTATGTTTTCAATTGTAATGCTGGTATCATTAATAGAGATGGGAGCTATTATAAGAATATCATCCTGCCAGGTCGGAATCCAAAAACTTTGGAGTCTACCCTGGCAAGAATCAAAAAACGTTATGATCTCATTAATTTTCTGCCTGTTAACGCAAAAATAATCAAAATCAAACCTCATTACCGGTTCATCTGTTTTTGTTTCAGCATATCCCAACCCCAAAAATTGTAAAAAATCGGTGGCATGATTAACTATTTGCGATGGTTCTCTTGCCCAGTTTGGTTTGATATTGAAAACATATTTTTCTAAATATTGTGAGAAAGTAGGGGTTTGCTCTGAATATGCAGGCGCCGGATTATCAATTTCAAATGTTTCATCTGCTTCAATATTAAGCGTTCCGGTCTGGTTTGTGCTCGATTTGTGTTTTTGCTGACCGGTTATTCTTGCATTTATTACCGGATATATTTGTGTTCCGGCTGGCCAGGTATCAACAAGGTTTGTTGCTGCAGTTATAATTGTATCTGTTAATGACGATATTTTTATTATTTCATAGTCATTGTCTTCATTAAACAAAATACAAAATGATAACGGGATAAAGTTTGTGTAGTCTGCGGTATTGACGTTGATAGTTGCCTGGCCTGCATTAGCGCCGGCTGTCAAATATGCCACATCCTGCCAAAGCGGAGCGCCCCAGGTGGAATGTAGATATTTGTATATTTTGCGTTTAATCTGAGCTGATTCCTGATAGCTCATTTGGTGCAAGCTGCCTGAGACCGAACGTCTCGGCCAGGTGTACAATGCCGATCGCTGCTCTTTCCCTGTTGAACCCGTGAGGATAGATGTTTTCCATTTCTTTTTGAAAACAACATCTTTTTGCCAATCATGTTGAATATTAAAATATGTATCCGGCATTTAATCCCTCAATAATTTTTTTACACTGCGTGCCTTAGAAGATATAATATTCAGGACTGCCTCACTGCCCATTGACGATGACATATAACTATCAATATCACGAGGGTCAATAATGTTTACAATGTTAATCTCTGAATCTGTTTGCCCGCCTGCCCGGGGTGTTACCTGCCCGCCTGTGGCGTATGACATTTTATAAGATGTGTCAGGTGAAGGAAGGGAAAATGACGGAAGACTGAAGCCTGAAAATATTTCCTTTGGAACCAGCCGGTTTTTGATGGCGTTCATTACGCCAACGCCGTAATGCCGAACTGTTTTCACAGGCTGCATGTATTCACCTGCGGTTGCCCAGATCGGCACATTGTCGGCTGTATCAGACGGCGAACTTCCTTTCACAGGCCCGCCTGCGGCAAGCTGCTGTGCTGTGATTTTTGCAATCTGGGCGGCGCCCATAATGCCGATAAGTGTTGCCTGGGCAATTGCTGCCCAGCCGTAGGGCGGAGATCCAAGAGCGCCCACAATAGATTCAGACATTTTCATGGTAGCCTGGGCAATGGACGCTGCTTTTGCGATATAGAAAAATTCTTTTGTTTTTTTGCCGGACAGCTCGTACATATCCGTAAAAGCCCGGGATACGCCGCCTGCTACCTCCTGAGCCAGTGACAGCCTGGCTTGTGCTAATCTCGTCTGCTGATCTGCAACAAGCTGCTCCTGTTCAAGTTCGTGCTGCCTGGCCACATCTTTGAGAAGGGAAACTTCGTCAATATAGCCCATTTCACGGGCCATTTTGTCGGTAAGAAGCCTTTCGAGAGATTCAAGCTCCTCTGCGTGACGGGAAGACATGTCTCCCTGTTCCGATGCAAATACCGAATCAAGCCCAAAACCGACTTTTTGTTCAGGAGTTTTTGTTCTGACATCGATGTCAGAAAGGATCTCCTGAGCGCGCAGTTTTTGTTGAGTTAATTCTTTCTCAGCGTCTCTTCTTTGTGCAGCAAGATCAAGAAGCTCAATTTGATGTGCCTTTTCAAGAGCGTAAAGGCTGTCTTCAACAGCTTTCCTTGCGTTCGCTTCTTTTGCATTTGCCCGCTCGATTTCCAGGAGTTTTTGTTTTTCAACAAACAATGCATTTGCCCGCTCAATTTGCTCATTAAAATATTCCTCCGTAGTCTTTTTGCCATTCTCAAATAACTGCTCCAGGCGTTTAAAATACAACGCGTTGTCTGCGGTCATTTTTGTCAGGATTGATTTTTGTTTTGCAATGCTGGATAAGGTAGAGACGGGTTTGAAACCCGTCTCTATTGTTTTGTCGTCATCTGAAATGGCCTTTGATTTTTCGGCTTCATTCTCCTGAATGGCTCTGAGTTTTGTAAAAAAGGCCTGGAGCTGTTTTTGAGTCTCGGACAAATCCTTGTCAGCAGCGGCTTTATCAATTTTGGCTCCCGGCCGCGGCCCAACCAGTTTCCTGACAATTCCTTTTTCAGCATCATCCTTTTGAGCGGCAAACATATCCATCATTCCGCCTACTCCGCCCAAAGCCTTATATTTTTGGAACTCATCCATTCTTTTTTGTACGCGCCCTAATAAATCAAGGGCGCCGATTAGTATCAGTTTGCCTCTTATCCCTAACACAAATGCGCCAATGATACCGACCTCCTGAATCCATGCCGGAAGAGTCTTAAAGGAATCATAAAGACCCATAGTACCATCTTTTATTTTTTTTAATATTGGCCTGGCGAACTCCCAAAATCCTGCAAGGCCCATCGCCGTCGTTTCAAACGCATTAATAACGCTGTCTGATATCTTTTTCGCCCATTCATCCAGCCGGCCTGTTTTTCGAAATTCAATGATTTGTTGATTAATAAGCGTAAAAAAATTGCGGATATAATTGTAAAGCCCGCTGTCCATTATGGCAACTTCGAACCTTTGCCATATGGAAATCAGCATTTCCCACTGTCCGGACAGCTCCTTGTTCATTTTGGCCATCTGACCGCCAAATTTTTCCTCCATATTCTTCATCAGCGCTTCGATAACCATATTTGCGGTAACGCCCTGATCTTTTAATTTTGCGACTTCATCCCTTGCAGCGCCAAAGGTGTCTTTCATCACCTTTCCGGCATTGATGCCAGCATTGGCAAGCTGATTCATATCCTGAGCAGTCATAAAGCCCTGTGCCTGAATCTGGCCCAACACCAGCGCAACACGGCCAAGCACATCCGATCCACCCAGAGCGGATGCCGTATCACCGAGAATCGTCATGGTTTCAATCGTTGGGTCAAGGCCGAAAGCTTTAAGCGTTTTATACGAATCCATCACCTGACTGATCTTGAAGGGCGTTTCCTCTGCAAACTGAAGCAGCTCATCCCATTTTTTACCGGCTTTTTCCTGCGACCCTTCAAGCGTTTCAAGCGTTTTCTGATACTTTACAAATTCGTTTTTGGTCTTGATGATGTCCCGCACCACCAGCCCGACGCCTATCCCGGCAACAGCGGTTTTGAGATTAAAAATCCGCCGGCGCATATCGCCCAGCCGCTTGTTAATTTTTTTTATGCTCTCATTTGCCGCGCCTTTGACGCGGATAACGAGATCCAGTGTTTCGCTTTTCGCCATGATTATCTGCTATAAACTGTTTCCATTGTTTTTCGTCTGCAAATCTGCCTATCCGAACCCCTGTGGCTATGTCTCTGACACGTTCTGCTCTTGCTTTTTGGTATTCGCCTGTTGCGATGATAAAGAAGGAATATCCATATTCCCAAACGTTTGTGTGACCGCTTCCAGCGAGTCTGCAAGCAATCCTGAAAAGTCGTTCAGAATTGTTTTTTTCAGATCCCCGATGAGTTTGCCCAGGCCGAGGGTCCTGGCAACGGCCAAAAAATCGTTGTTTACCTCTTTTACGGCATCAACAATCTGTTTTATTTCAGACGGCGCCATCTTTTTCAGATCTTCAATTGAAATGCCTGTTGTAATTTTAGGCAGAAAGGTTTCGATCTGTTTTGACCAGTCATCAATCCCTTTCTGCCCTGCCATATCAAAAACGCTAAGGATGTCTTTGACCCGCAATTCTTTGACGGTAATTTCCTTATCATCAATCTTGATTATTTTGCTTTTTCTCATGTTGTTTGCGTTATCCTTTCAACAGGCAACAGAGACAAGGCAGGCCTTATCTCTGTTGCCTTATCTCTATGTGGTTGTTGTCGTGGCGGTCACGTCAAAATACGGTGATGATGCATGATTGGCAACATCAGCCAGGCCCTCTGCAACATAGGAAAACGACAGCCAGTCATCTGTAATCAGGGGTGCAGCTCCGCCAGGAGAAATACCGGCTTTCCAGAACTCCCAAATATCATTGGGGCCTGCCGCATTATCGGCTTTGAATTTAATGGCATATTCTTTTGTTGTACTGGTCAGAGCATGTACAGTATTCCCGTCCACGTTGCCCATAAGGAACAGTGCCAAATTTTTATTCGATTTTTCATCGAGATTGAAATTAACCTTGTATCCACGCTCTATAACAACGGTTTTGTCCTTGTTTTTCACTCCTGACCGTGAGCTGTAATGATCCAGCTTTTCAATAGTTATCTCAACTTCCATGCTTGGGCAGTTGCCTACATCTTCGTATTCGCCTGCTGAACCTCCCGACCATTCGGCGAGCCAAAGGGTGCCCTTTCCTAAAGTATAAAGCTCTGTGCTTGGACTTGCTGGTGGCATGATTTATCTCCTTTTTTTGTTGGGACGGTTGGGGCGGTTGGGGCGTATTGCCATACGCTCTTACTATACGCCCTTATTGTTTGTTGGGGCGTAGAGACAAGGCATGCCTTGTCTCTACTGTTTTACGGCCTGCATTCTATACTCCGCCGTATAGATGCAAATATTTTTTTCAGGGGCAAAGATCAGCGGGGCCTCGTTTACAACTACCGGCCAGGCCCAGCCCGCAAGGAGCTTTTTTCTGTGAAGCAGCCCGCGAGCGGAAGCCAGCAACTCATAAACGCCAGGAGAGGTAGCATCTCCCCTTGCGGCTGCAGCGCTGCCTCGTATATGTCTGTCTCCGACAATCAGAGTAACCTCTGCGTAATATTTATTATATTGATTAACGCCGTCTATTCTCAGTCCTGCTGCAACCACGTATATGCATGGAAACTGAATAGTCAGCTCTTCCATATCTTCTATATTCATCTGCCCCGAGTATGTTGAAAGAGTTTCCAGGCCCATTGTTTTCAGGGTTTCCAGCTGCAAAATAAAAGCATCTTCAATCTGTTCGAATTCATGCATTTTTAATATTTATCCATTGTTGTTGAATCAAAAATCTTATCCCGTGCACTGCTCTGGCCGGCGGCTGCATATGCATTTTCATCGGGAGGACCCGGAGGCGGCTGGAGACCCAGGGATATTTTTCCTTCTGAAATTTTTTCCAGCGTTTTTATTGCGTTTTTATATCTGTCCACCCTGGTTTCCGGGATTGATTCGCTGTATCTCGAATACAGGTTATAAACTGCTATGTCTGCGTTGAATTTTCCAAGAATAGGGGGGATAACGCCTGATATCGGCAGCTTTGCACGGCCGCCGATATATGCGTCAATTTCTTCCGCTGCCGAGATTATGGCTTCATCCAGCCTGACCGTATTAACCATTCCGGCATTTTCGTCATCAGTCAGGCGGATCAGCTGTTTTTCCGGCAGTATTTTTTCAATATCTATTTGTGCGCAGTATGACATCTACACTACCTTTGCGTAGACTACGCAGTCAGGCCTTTGAAGCACAGGAAGCGGCCTGGCTTCTGTTTTGATCCATCGCCCGCTTGGATCTTCTATGTCCCAGGATTTGGAAAAAAACATCACGCCGCTGCCATTGGCGTCTATATTCCCGACTCCGCCGGCGGCTTTACTGTCAACCACAGGCGCGTATGGAACATCAACGATGTCAGAGCACAGGCCGATAAGCATGAAATGGTCCGGCCCGATAAAATACTGACGGTTGTTTTTATCATCCATAAACGAACTGTCGTATTCAATCAACTCAGTTGCGGCAAGCCTTGAAACATCGGCTTCCTCTGCCATTTTTCGGCCTTTTTCGTATTTAAGCAGGTTGAGAATAGAGCTGTTTTTAAGCAGCGAATCCATTGCATTATAGCCGCAAAAAGCCAGCCAGCCTGTGATTCCTGCCAGACTGTCATCCTTAATCAGCCGTTTGAACTCACGAATCTTATTGACGGGGTTTGATGCCGCATCTGACCAGAGATTCGTGCCCGAAAGCGTTGGGTTATGCGTGGCCGCCATGTTGTAATCAACCAGCTCGGTAGTCATGTCAGCATCATAAATTTTACCTTTTAGCGCATTGCATGCCCAAAATTCCAGGGTGCGATCGTGCTCATCTTTCATGTCTTTTTGTTCCCTGGCAATGCGTGTTTTCATTTGCTCAAGACTTACCTGGCCGCCGAAAGCCCGGATTGCGTTGAGTTCAGCAGTATGCACGAAACGCTTTGTTGCAAGCCTGGGCGCTGTCATTGTGATTGTTTTCCTGCCTGTTTTTTCGGTTATCTCGGCTGGTGCGTATATGGAGATATTTTTCAGCACCCTTTGGGATCCGGTAATAATATCAAACGCCAGCCTGTCGGATGGTTCCATGTGCTCCTTGCCGCGGAATATCCGGTTGTAAACCGTCATTGCCGGAGATGTCATCGCATTGATCGCCCCGGTTAATACCCGTATTTTAAACAGATTATCCATTTAAGCCTCCTTTTTTTTTGTTGGTTGACGGGTTAAACCCGCGAACCGTAAACTGTTTTAAGCAGTCGTTGTTGTTGTTGAGCTTGTCGTTGTGGTTGTTGTGCTCACTGCAAGAATCGCCTCGTCAATCAGAATGCCGCGGTCTTGCAAGCCTACGATTGCCGTACGCTTTTGAAGCGTAGTGATACTTGCCGGCCATACCAGGTCTGTCTCTCTGTACCTGCCGATGAAATACGCCTGGACTCTTTGTGTTGATGCTGAGTTACTTGCGTCTTCAAGCAGAACCGCACGGGCATTTGCCCCGCCGGATGCCTGCATCTGCTGCCATGTTCCGCTTGCCACACTGACCATCTCAAGCACCGTGCCGCGCAGCAGAGCCCCGGCAGATGCCTTTAATGTAATCTCTTTTTGCTCGTGGACATTCGACGCCACGAGCTGACTCAGTACTGCTGAATCAGCGTTGTCTGTTACCCCGAATACTGCCATTTTTTTTATCCCTCCGTTTTTAAAAAACCAAATTTAAAAATCGAAATTTGGTTTTTCCTATTTTCCAGTTTCTAAATTATTTTTTCGGTTCAATCTTGGCGGCAATGGATTCACCGGCTTCCTGATCAGCTTTTGCCTCTGCAAACTCAGCCGAATCCCCTGCCTTTTCCTTTTTTGCCAGTTCCTCAAAAATCTTTGATTTGCTGAATCCTTCCAGGTAATCCTGAAACCACTGCCTTGAATTTTTTTTGTTATTTTCGGAAAACGAAAACTCCTTTTCCGCATCCAGTGTCTGCATAAAGCTCACAAGCCCGGAATCGAGCCAGGAGGGCGGTATCTTACCTGATGTGACCAAGGTGTCGCAAAAGTCCTTTATCTCCTTTTCTGCGGCCTTTTGCCTGGCCTGAACCCCTTTTTCCGCAAACTCCGCATCCAGCTTTTCCCGCTCGGCAGCAACACCATCCTTTTTTGCCTGTTCGATGTCGGCTTCGCTGAATTTTTTTTGCACGATGGTTTGCTGGCCCGGCAGATCCACATCCGAACCCCCTTCGATTTTTTTCCAAAACTTAAATGCCTCCAGAAATTCTGCAAACTTCATATCATCCTCCTTGTTATTGTTTTTTGCCTGATCCCTAATATATTCCACATCCCAGTCCGGGATGATTCTATCCGCTTTTTCCCTGCCCTCTTTTTCAATAAAATAGTCCCTTATTTTCCGGAAAATTCCGCTGACAGACTCCCATGTCCATGGGTCTGTATCTCTGAACTCAAAAACAAGAGCCTGATCATCATCTGAAAAGGACAGATCAGCCAGACCTTTTACTGCCGGAGGCACGCCGCCGAGAAAGCCGACGTGCCGCAATCTTCCATCAGGATAAAAACTTGCAGAACGCTTTTTAAACAGGCCTTTTTCAACGGATTGAGAAAATTCGGGAACCACATCCTTGAATTTTGCCAGAAGCGTGCCGCCTTTTTCTTTTAAATCCGATACCCATCCGAATGCCGGTGAGTTGTCTTTTGGATGACCTGCCACCAGAGGCGGCTCATGATAAGAGGGCTTAAATGTCTCTAACGCTTTTAAAATAACAGCATCGCCATCATGTTCATGGCCGTTGCTATCAATCTGTTTTCCGCCTTTGAAAATTTCTATCCAGTCATCGAACCCTTTAAAATTTTTCATCTTTTCCCCTCTATGAGATAATCCGCCAGCGACTCCCTGATTTCATCCCAGTCTTCGGTTTGCACCATCATAAACGGACGGGCAGGAATATCGCCCCAAGGAAGCTTCATGTCCCGTGTTCGTTTATGCGCTTTCACGTTTTGCCTTACCCCTCTGACATTACGCACATGCGCTTTAACCTGCTGAGTAATGGAAAATGCGCCGAACGATCCTTTTTTAGCACCAAACTGATGAACAGCAGCATAAACACGATTTGTTCCGATAACGGCCCTGTCTTTATATGCCTTAGGATGGATTGAGTTCATTAGATGGCTTTCCTCCCTGAGGATGGAAGCCCCTTTGCCTCTCCGTTTTTCGGTGGTTTCGGAATGAGCTTTCCATTTTTGCGGACGCCCTTCCTTTTCAAAATTGCGGACAATCGATGTACGCACAATCTGTCCGATAATGTTCATGGCCGGTGTCAGATTATGCGTCCGCTGCTGTATCCGACCGAGCATTTTTTTAACGCCGTGATCCTCAATTGTTATATCCATCATTGTGCCGGTCATTTAAAAGCTCCTGTTGACTTTCTGTTTCGATAGTGTATTGTTAGACATAACGATTGTTCCGGTACGGACCGCAGCTTCAATGCCGGAGCATGGCGGCCGGGCTGCTGTGGAGCCCGAGCTTCTTTTTTTTATTTCTGCCTGGCCCATATCAGCTTTCCATGTCTTTGATTGTTCAAATATGTAAGACTTCTCACAGGGATCATTGTTGACGATTCCATTATGCCGTTTACAGATTGCGCCACCATCAATAATCCACGATTTTTTTCAAGTTTGACGGCTTTTATAATGCGCTGCCGCAATACGATTTTCCCGGTACCTTTATGCCGCTCAAACGAAAGCCATATTTCAAACGGGTCATGCATCAGTTCAGGAAGAAATGGGACAAAAGGCGCTCGGCTTACAGGGATATGGCTTGCCAGCGCTTCGGCATTTACGAGCACGTCATACCTGAAAGTAGAGACGGGTTTTAAACCAGTTTCTACAAATGTAAATATTTTTTCATCGCCGCCCAATACGGTTTTTAGTCGTGATTCAAGATCTTCTGCGTCTTTGATGGCAGCGCCGACTTTTGCCTTTGCAGCGTCTACAGGTATTTTTTCCGGGCGGCCTGCTGATTGCCAACCCCCGGCGGTTAAATTTTCCCACTGTTTTGCGCCCTGGGCTTTCCAGGCAGCCATTGAATTTGAGGATAACTGTTTTCCCCATGCGGCCTCTCCGACATTATAATCCCAGCCCGGGTCGATCCCTTTTTGTATTTTATGTATTTTGCCGGTCTCTTTGCTTTGCCATTTATAATATTCCGGTTTCGGGGCATTGGTTTTTACGGGATGCGGGCCGTCCGCTTCTTCTTTTTTTATTCTTTCGACTTCCCTGGCAGAATGGTTGACGATTCCGCACTTGCATCCCCAGCCGTTTGGCGGGTAGTGTGTTTTCCAGAACGGATCATCTGCAGGCAGTATAAGATTATACCATTTAACATGCTCCGGACGCGGGAATCTTGAGTTAGATGCTACATACCGGAGAAAGGGTCTGGCTTTTAAAACTTCAGGGTCGAACATCTGTTTATAATGACCAGCCGCATAAGCTGTTTTGATATTTGTATTGAATATCACGCCGGTTCTCCAGCCTTTGCCGCCCTTGTATTTCCAGCCGTGGCGCTTGATTATATCGTCAAAATCTTTTCTGAACTGTGCTATTGTTGTGCCGTCTGCAATACCTTTTTCAACTGCCTCGTACAGGTCGGAAACAAGCTGCGTTTTCATGGCGCCGGCAATTACAAACCCCCTGGCATGCATCCCCTGCCAAAGGTCTTCCCAATTCTTTGTTGGGAGTTTGACCTTTTGGCGAAAATAATCAATCGCCTCATCAAAAGGAAGATCAAAGGCTTTAACGTCCTGTATCGGCATCAAACCTCCCTGTAAGATCGGCCAGCGTCATGGCTTTTTGCATTAAATCGCCGAGACTGCTTTCGTCTACATTCCGATAAAGATCGAGCAAACCATCCTTAAATTCATCAAGGGTTGACGCTTTATTAAGAAGTTGTTTTGCCATTTCAATCTGGCTGTCCATTGAGACTTCTTCAAGTGCCTTTTCTGTGATAATATCCGGTGATGCGGATATGCTGTTATCACCTTCGACAAATTCCGCTTTATTATTCGTCTGTTCCGTTTTTTTAATCTCAAAATCATCTTCCCGAAGGTTATATATTCTTTGATAATAGCCTGGTGTGAAGTTGACGCCTTGTCGTGTAAGGCTTTCATCCCGTTCGCTTCTTTCGTTTTGTATATTTTCCTCTTCGTAAAAACCAAAGACAGGAGGCTCTGCTTTTGTGAAGTTAAGTTCCGTAATCCAGGAAAAGAGCCGATTAAAGACTGTTTTTATCATCTTCTTATCCTGATTAACCAGGTCTTCCCTGACCTCCATATGCTCTTTTGTTGCTGCAAACGAGCCGCCTTTGTCTATTTCAGTTGTAAGAGTTTGTCCTAAAATAGCTTTTGAAATTTCGCGATTGGATACGCTGATCAGCTTTTCATAGATATCTGCGCTGGCGGTTTTGCCGGCGGCTTCGGTGATTTCGACTGTTTCATCATTGTTTACGACTGCGGCCGCATCCTGCACCATGTTGACAAGGCGTGTAAGAAGCAGGCCGCGTTCAGTTTCGTTTGTCTGGCGCGGCACCTTGCCGATAATCCAGGGCATGCCGTATTTTTCCGTAAAAATCGCCCAGAATTTAAAGCCGCCGCGCTTAAAGGTTACCGGCCAGAAACATCGGGATAACACACGTTCTCCGTAAGGGTTCTGATATGAGGCGTGATGCCTGGGCAGTAAAAATTTATATGGAGGAAGCTCTTCGCCATCAATCATATTATCTATTGATTGAAACCGGAGTCTGTTTTCCGTATCAAAGACAAACCATTCCGGCGGCTTGCCTGTAACGGATTCTGGCAGCCATGCGGATCCGGCTTCCCATATAACCTCCATGGGGCTTATGCCAAAGAACGGGGCTTCCAGCATATCTGTAATAATCTGATATACATCAAGGCGTTTCATCATATCTTCAATAACCTGATGCGCCCGTTTGTTTGTGCTGCCTGCAGCAGGTTCAAGAACCTCCCATTCGCAGGAAAGAACCCCTGCTTTGCGGCTTTGGGCGCAGCTGAAAACGTGGGCATCAGACAGCAATTGACGGTAGACAGTGATGTCCTGGCCAAGCTTGGCCAGGATGGGATCAGGATCCGGGAGAAAACTCATGATGCCCTCCCAGTCCAGCGATCTGGATCGCGGAGCAATCTCTGCCGCAAGGGATTTTTTATCGTCTAATTCAACAAAATCATGTTCATTGACCCACAATTTCATTAATAACTCCTGTAGTTTGGCTGGATGTAATAACCGGACAGGCTTTTACCCTGGCCGGCAGTAATAACAGACGGGATATCATTATAAAATTCAAACTCCCTGGCCGCGTAGATCGCCAGGGCTTTTGCAATTGCAGCGTCTCCATGGCGTTTACCGCCCCGCTTGCTTTGTGTTCTGGTATCCGGGATGCGCGGAACGCCTTTGACTTTTTTAATTGCTCTGAAATCGTCCATTATGTCGTTATCTTTTGGCAGGGTCGTGGTTCTGTCTTCAAAGCAGGCTTTCATGGGCGGCATGTTTTCGATATACCATTTTGATGAAAACGAGATTTCTTCAATTCTGTCCGGCCCGCATATTTGGCGGGCGCGCTCTGCCAGAAAGGCTCCGTTGCCGCCCTTGTCTAATGCCCCGCCCGCAAAACAGGGGAGTCTTGCAATAAGAAAAAACAGGATCTGTTCCTGCTGGGTAAAGGGGCAGTCCCGCAGTTCCAACACAAAGGGTGTGTGGTATTTAAGACCCGGCATGGACTGCAGCGGCCAGATAACGGTTAAATCTATTTCGCGGCCAAAGTCCTCACCAAACCACGATGCTCTGTTTTGTGTTATGGTGGTTTTTATAACCGGCTCCAGCTCTTCAATACACCAGCTTTCTACTTCCCTGCACCGTTTATCATCTGTCCAGTCTACAAAGTTTTTTTCCGGAGGTGCCCATCGCAAAACGGGAATGTTTTCCGACATACATGCTTCAATCATATTACGTGTCAAATATACGCCTCCGCCTTTTGCAGGAATGCAAAAAAGCTCTTCGTCGGCATCCTCTCCGTAAAAATCTGTTAAGGTTGTGCGCCAGTTATTCTGATCTTCCTGTGTCCAGTTTTTTCCGAGACGCAGGCAGATACGCTGGTAAAGGCCTTCGTCAAGAGCATCGTCGAGTGTTATTCTGTGCAGATTATATGGTTTTTTATGCGCCCGGATTTCATTGATCAGCTCGTTAAAAGGATGATCATCCCCATTATGGGTGCTGATAATAACTACACGTCCGCCCCACATCAGCATTGCCATGGCTGCTTTAAGCAGACCTGCAAGATCATCGTGGAAAGCTGCTTCATCAATAACGATTTTGCCTTGTTTGCCGCGGAGGTTTGCAGGCCTGGAAGAGAGAGCCAGTATTTTCCATCCGCTGGGATATCTTATTCTAAATGCCTGTATCCCCTTTTTTTCTGCTTTTTCATCTTCCCATACAATTTCGTCTATTTCACTTGCGGCCTGGTTAAAATGTTTGCTCCAGGAGGCGCAGTCTTCTATAAATTCAAGGGCCATATCTTTGTTGTAGCCGATATAAAATACATCCATGCCGTTTTTCCTTGCTGCGGTCAATGCATCCTCTGCGGCCTCTGCCCAGGATAGACCGATGCGCCTGCTTTTTTCGCAGACCTTAACACTTGACTGATCTGCCATCCATCTTTGCTGGTATGGCAAAAATGCGCCTGGTGTGCGCCGTGTACGGTTTTCTTTTTCTGAAAATCCCTTCACTATGATGCCATCCCTAATATTTTTGTTCTTATCGATTCTGCTGCTTCGTCAGAGAGCCCGCTTTTTTTCACCTCTTTTGTTACATCATCCGCCACTATCTGCGCTTTTTCAAGCTTATCCCAGCGCTCAACAAGGGAACCAAGTTTTGAGAGTGTATCCATCATGGGGGCGGAAACTTCACACGGAGTAAGATCTTCAACATATTCAAGCTGTCTTTCAAACAGGTCCTTAAGGCGCTGGATGTTGCCTCTTTTCTGCTGCCTGGATTTATCCCAGCCGTCAATATCTTCGCCGCCTGCCAGGCTTTCTGATTTCCAGCGTCTAAGGGTAGTGTCGGATATATCAAGCTGTTTTGATATATCTGTAAGACTGGCGCCGTCTGCATACAGCCGCATTGCCAGAGGTTCTTTTGATGCTCTGTCTCCTTTGGCTCCCATCTAAAAAAGTTCCTTTTCCAGACGCTGGATATCGGAGCGCAGGCTTAATATTCCGGCCCAGGTTATTTCCAGGTCTCCCCATATTTGCGAAAGCTGGGGGATCTCTACATCTTCAATGTCTATCAACAGCGGGTTAAGTCCCTGTCGGAGAGTTGCCGAAAGGGCATTGAATTTATTTTTTAACCTGATTCTGCTCTCTTTTGCTTCAACCAGTTTTCCTTTTATAGCTGCGCGCTCAAAATTCATTATTTTGCTGTCTCCATATGTTTTACTGTACTGTCCAGCTGCGTAAAAGCCTGGGTGTTCATTATTACGACCTCTTTAAGATCTTCGGCCAGGGTGCTGTATCTTTTTACAAGTTCAACGTTATTTTCGTACATCCGGCGCCATTCCATCATATCCTGTCGATATACTGCCAGGGTTTTTTGATTGTCTTTTATACTGCTCCAACAGAGCACCGCCAAAACGCCTGTAATTCCGAATGATGAAAAATTGGATATTATATCTACTAACGATGTTGCCGATGTTGCGTCCATTTTAACTCCTGTAAATTTTTGCTCCCGACATCAATGTCGGGAGCAAAAACTAAAAGATCTTTTAGTCTCTGCCGATTATTTTCCGTAAGAGGCCTGGGTCAAAATTCGGGCATGTTTTTGCAGAAAATTCGCAATGGCCGTGTATGTTTTCTGGTTTTAAATTCAATTTTTTAAGCAGGGATGCAAGCAGGTTGGGCAGAGCGTATAAAAGCTGTTCCGGTGTAAAAAGATGCTGGCCGATCAGGCAGATGCCGATGGAATCTTCATTATGACCACGGCAGTGTGCGCCGACTGTGTTGAGACTGCGGCCGGTTTGCACAATACCGTCCAGTTGATTTCTGTATGGTTTTCCGGGTTCCGGAATGCCGTTTGTGATGACAAAATGATATCCGCAGCCATTCCATCCCCGGGCTTTGTGCCAGGTGTCTATTATATTTTTATCGCCGAAATCTGATGCTGAGCAGTGGATTATGATTTTTTTGATGTCTGAAAGGGGGCGTATCATGACAGCTCCTATTTTAAGGCCAAAAAAAAGACCGGTTGCGTCATACATCTGACAATCAGTATGTGCAACCGGTCTTAATTTTTTGCCGGAGCCGTGTTTGAGCTAAACAACGGTAAGATAAATTGTGATATTACTTATTATTTAAAATAATATTTTTGTCAAGTGTTTTTTGAAAATTTGCAGTATGCTTAATATGACAGTGCTTCTACCCAAGCGTCTAAATTCTTTTCTGATATATCATCTGAATTATACCAGAATCCGTTTGCCCAGATCTCTATACATGCTTTCTCGAAAAGATGTAATTTTGATATTTTTTGCAGGATAATTTCTTTTTTAACCTCCCATTTGTTATCTACGTTGTCAAATTCTATTGAGCATTCGACTGACCCCTGCAGATGTTCGCCTGCCAGGACGGGGGTCAGCATAGTGGCATTAAAAATGTCTATCATCAGCTTTAGTTCATTTTCTGAGAACAGCCCTTTCATTCCAAAAAGTGTTTTTTTATACATATCAGGGAAGCTTTCAAGCGTGTATGTGGC